AATTTCCGTCGTAGAACTACAAGAAATCTTACTAAGGTTTTAGTAAATAACCCAGGCTATCTTGATTCTGCAAATGCATCACCAACAGGAGATAATGCTGGATCTAAACAAATCAATCCTGGCACGGTATATAGGAATGGCTACGGACTATTTGATGTAATTACTCCTCCATACAACATGTATGAGTTTGCTAATTTTTACGATACAAATTTTGCTAACCATGCTGCTATTGACGCTAAGGTAGAAAATGTTGTTGGTTTGGGATATAGGTTTGATATTACAGATCGCACAATGTTAAGTTTTGAGATGAGCGATGATGAAGGCAAGGTTGGTAGAGCAAGAAATAGAATTGAAAGAGCGAAAATATTGCTTCGTGATTGGCTTGAGTCCTTAAATGATGATGACTCATTTACCACTACCATGGAGAAAATTTACACAGATTTACAAGCAACAGGTAATGGATTTTTAGAGATAGGTCGTAAAGTAAATGGCGAGATTGGATATGCTGGTCATATACCAGCAACCACAGTTCGTGTTCGTCGTTTAAAAGATGGCTATCTTCAAATCATTGGTAACAAAATTGTATATTTTAGAAATTTTGAGGCAAAGAATCAAAACCCAGTTACAGAAGATGCAAGACCAAATGAGATTATTCATCTTAAACAATACTCTCCATTAAATACATTTTATGGAATTCCAGACATATTAGCAGCCATGCCGTCTTTAATCGGAGATCAACTTGCCTCACAATACAATATTGATTACTTTGAAAACAAGGCGGTACCAAGGTATGTAATTACTGTCAAAGGCGCTAAACTATCTGCTGATGCAGAAGACAAGATGTTTAGGTTTTTACAGACTGGTTTGAAATCTCAGTCTCACAGAACCCTGTACATACCGCTTCCAGGAGATACAGAGGGCAACAAGGTTGAGTTTAAGATGGATCCTATTGAAAACGGTATTCAAGAAGGCTCATTTAAAGAGTATCGCAAACAAAATCGTGATGATATTTTAATAGCCCATCAGGTACCAATATCTAAACTTGGCGGAGCAGACTCTGCCTCTATTGCTTCTGCTTTAGCACAAGATCGCACATTTAAAGAGCAGGTTTCTCGTCCAGCACAGAGATATTTAGAAAAAATGGTTAATAAGTTGGTAAAAGAAAAAACAGATGTTCTTGAACTCAGATTCAATGAGTTAACTCTAACAGATGAAATAGCCCAGTCTCAAATCTTAGAAAGATATGTTAAGACTCAGGTTATGACTCCTAATGAGGCTCGTGAGAAACTAGCCCTTCCACAACGTGAAGATGGAGATGATCCCTTTGTTATGTCTGCAAGACAAGCCACTGATGCCAGAGCAAATTTGGCAAGGAACAGACAGAGAGATACTGAAAGAGCAAATAATAACTCAGACTCTACAACAACACTATCTGGCAGAAATGCACAGGGAGAAGGTCGTTCATCTGAGTAATGTCCACATAGTGATATAAACAGGTGATATAATTAATCTGCAATGATCGTAAATAAAGCACACTGGGTTACTGATGGCGACAAAGTTCGCTTTTCAATGCCCATTGGAAAAATTGATCAAGAACGCCGAATTGTCTCTGGTTTTGCAACTTTAGATAATGTCGATAGGCAGAATGATATTGTAACAACTGATGCAAGCATGACTGCCTTTAAAAAATTTCGTGGCAACCTTAGAGAAATGCATCAACCCAGTGCTGTTGGTAAGGTTGTTTCTTTTAAAGAAGATAGATATTTTGATCCTAGATCAAAAAAATTCTACAGCGGAGTTTATGTTTCGGCATATGTTTCTAAAGGAGCACAGGATACTTGGGAAAAAGTTCTTGACGGTACACTAACTGGTTTTTCAATTGGTGGAAGCATTAAAAAGTTTGATGACGAATTTAATGAAGAACTAAAAAAATCAGTACGTATCATTAAGGAATATGAACTAAGCGAGTTATCGCTTGTTGATAATCCAGCCAACGAGTTTGCCAATGTAATCTCTATTGAAAAAGGAGAACTTGGCGGATATTTAGCAAAAGCAGAAATTGAAAATGTTTTTTGGGATGAAGACAATGATATTGTTTTAATATCGCCTTCAGAGAACGAATCAAGTCCTCATTCTGGAAAACCTATGCAAAATATTGGCTTTATAGAAAAGTGTGATTTTAACAATACAGATAAAATAAAATTCTTAGTTGATAGTGCAAAAGGCATTAGTACAATTAAGATTACAAAGGAGGATAATCTTATGACAGAGGATACACCAATCGTTTCTGAAGCACCAGTTGCAGAAGAGACAAAAGTTGTTGAAAATGTTGAGGTTGCTCCAGAGGCTACAGCAGCAGTTGTAGCAGAAGCAGAAGCAATTGTCGAAGAGGCAGTTGCAGAGCCTGCTCTTGCTAAATCTGATGAAGTTGCTCCTTCTAAAGAAGAAGTTGTAGAGAACAAAATTGACGTTGTTACAGAGATTAATAAAACTGTAACAGACATTAAAGATTCTCTAACTAATGCCTTGAGCGATCTTGCAGCAACAGTTAAGTCTGTAAAAGACAGCGTTGCCGCAATTACAAAGTCCCTTGAAGATGTTACGGGAAAAGTAAATTCCGTAGCAGGTGAGGTAAAAGAAGTAAAGGGTTCTTTTGATGAGTTTGGAAAGAGAGTAGATGCAGTAGAGGCAGATACCGCTTTCCGCAAGTCTGGCGATCTAGGCGAGATCGTACAGGAGTTTTCAGAAATGAAGACTCAAAAATCCCTATGGGGCGGACGTTTCCTCACAAATGCCGACCTATTTAACTAAAAACCGAAAATGGAGGTGAATATATGTCGGAACAAGAAATACAAGAAAAACTGATTAAGGCAGCCGAAGCAGGCGCATTCGTTTCTGGTGGTATTGGTAGCGCAACAGCGACTGATGCTGATGGTAACGTATCTCCTGCCACTTCTCTTGGTAACGTTTCTGGCGGTGCATTCGGTGTAACAACTGGAGCAAACGCAGTAAACCCAACAGGAAACAACGGTGGTGTTCTTAATCCAGAACAGGCTCGCCGCTTTATCGACTACGTGTGGGATGCAACAGTTCTCGCCAAAGATGGTCGTAGAGTTACAATGAGAGCCAACACCATGGAGATCGAAAAGGTCAACGTGGGCGAGCGTGTAATCCGTGCTGCTGCACAAGCAGATGACGCATACACAAACGCTGGTGCAACATTTACCAAAGTAGAACTTACAACCAAAAAGATTCGTCTTGATTGGGAAATTTCTACAGAGTCCCTAGAAGACAACATTGAGGGTGCAGCCCTTGAGGATCGTTTGGTTCGTTTGATGACCAATGCTTTCGGTAATGATATCGAAGACTTGGCTATTAACGGCGACGGTGCTACAGGTACCTTCCTTTCAATTATGTCTGGATTCGTAAAGCAAACTCGTGGAACAGTAGGAAATGCTGCTCATGAGTTGTCTGCAACAGTATCAGACAATAACTTCACAACTACTGTTATGCAAAACTTGTTATTGGCAATGCCACGCAAGTATCGTTCCCTAAAGTCAAACCTAAAGTTTTACGCAGGTACAGATGCTTTTGCTGGTATCGTTAAGAACAATGGTACACTTGCAGACGCTATTTCTGCAGCATTTGCTGACAGAATTGGTAGCACACAAGCAAATCGTCAAGAATTCCTTGATGGTGGAGCACAAACACTAGGTAACTCACGCACAACTCGTGTACTTGGTGTAGATGTTCTTGAGGTTCCTTACTATCCAGAAGGATATGTCGATTTGACATTCCCTGATAACCGTATTTGGGGCTTCCAAAGAGATATCACAGTAAATCGTGAGTACAAGCCAAAGAAAGACACTGTAGAATATACAGTATTCGTTCGTTTTGGTCTTGCATGGGAAGAGTTAGATGCAGTCGCTTATGTCGACGCAGACAGCGCAGACTCCTAAAATCTAACCAATGAAAATTAAGAGAGAGCGGCCTAAAACCGCTCTCTTTTAGTGTTTCTGATATAATAATGGTGGAGGAATAATATGTTAGATGTAGAAGATTTAAAAACAAAAAGTGTATTTGAAATAAAATCATTTGCTAAAAAAAATAGCATAGATTTAAAAGATGCAAGAACTAAAATAGAAATGCTAAGACTTTTAGAAGGAAAAGAAGTAGTACAAATAGCCAAACAAGAAACTCCAAATAAGGTTGCGCTTTATGCAGACAACAATAAACACAGCGGTGATAAAAAAATGGGATCTCTCAAAGTTGGTTATAATATAGTTACCAAGGAGGTAGCCGACTGGTGGCTTATTAAAAAAGGTGTAAGATTAGCCACACCTAATGAATTAGCAAGGCACTACGGTATAAATTAATGGAATTGTTAAGAGTTACACCCTATCCGCTTGAAATTAGTTACACGGTAACTGCAGCCAGTACGTCACACTATTTGGTCATTTCTACCAATGATAGATATGAGGAAATAGTAGATGCTGCTGTAACTTCTAATGCCAGTAGCGTGATTACCTATACTCTTCCAGACGATTTTTACAAATACGACGATCATTATGCTGTAGAAATATATGAGAAAATTGGTTCTAGTCGTGGAGATATATTGGTAGAGGATGTCCTTGAGATTGTTCGACCCTACGTAGATCCTAATGATTTAGCAACTACAGCCACAGAAATTTCAGAGTATTCAACAAACGAAAAAATAGCAAGACAAATAATTGATTCTTATGTTCAGGGCGGTTTTTATTTTAAAAGAGAGTGGATTCAGGCTGTCGGACAAGGCACTGATTATTTTTCAATTTGGAAGCGTGGATACAGAGTTCTTAAGGTATTTGAAAATGCTACAAAGGTTTGGGATGTAGACGATGAAGACGGACCAGCCCTAGACAACTACGACTACAGCATAACCAAAGATAAGACTGCAATTGTAAAAGATCCTACTTCTGGAGTAGACGAGTGGAATAGAGCAGAGCGCAAACCAGCAAGAATGGCTATCGCTGCTTCGGATTCTTTTAATTTTTTTGATACAGCAGATAGTGCAAACATACAAACCTTTTCTGGAGGAGTAAGTTTTGCAGAGGGTGTAGATTACATGTTTTACTTAGAAACAGGGTATAAAGTAGTTCCTAATGATATAAAAGATGCAACCAATATGCTTATTGATGATATAAAATGTGGAAGACTAGATCATTTCAAGAGATATGTAGATTTGTATAGAACTGACCAGTTTAGTATAAAGTACGATAAAACTATGAAAAATGGAACTGGCAACATTCTTGTAGATAAAATATTAAATAAGTATGTGAATTTGGTAACTCGTCCTGGAGTTTTATAATGACTCTGTGTGAAGATACCGACTTTATGTATCCAATGAAGGCAGATGTTTACTATCCAATTATTACTCAGGGTGAGTATGGACAGCCTAAAAAAGATTGGGTTTTTGATAAAACCATAGCCTGCAACGTAGAAACAACTGGCAGTCAAAATACTGAGAATGTTAAGGCAGAATCATTTCTTCAATTACAAAACAGGCTATCTGCAAGAACAAAAAACGACCCTAGGGTGTCTTCGCAAAAAAATGACAACGCTATAACTAATATTCTTATAACAAATGTTAGACATCCAGATGATAAAATTATATACAGAGAAACTGCGGGGGTAAGGGCAGGTCGTGCAACAATATATGAGGTTGCAACAGTAGAGCCTCATGTAGGACCATTTAGATCTACCGAGTTTTATAAAATGGTTTGGCGCAGGGCTGAAAACCAGACTGTAGGTGACTAATGATAGCAAGAACCAATACAGTTAGTTTTACCAAAACTCTTAACAATATACTTGAATATTCCTATGGATTTATTGACGGAATAGATAAAGGTAAGCCTGTATTTTTAAATAAACTTGGCAAAGGAGTCATAGTGGCTTTAGGTCAATACATAGATGCAAATGCTAGATCTAATCCAAAAGCACTTCATCATGTGTATGAATGGTATAGGACTGGCAGTCCATCTGCTAGATTATTTGACATAAGTTTTGTTGCTAATAGAAATGGATTAAATCTATTTTCCAATTTTAAACAGTCTAGATCTATGTCTAATGATGCCAGTAGACCATTTTTTGATAAGGCAAAAATAATGGAACAAGGAAGAACTGTTGAAATAAAACCAAAAAGTGGATCTGTATTAGCATTTGAGTCTGGTGGCCAGACGGTGTTTACCAGAAAACCAGTTACAATTAGAAACCCTGGTGGAGATCAGGTTGCTGGTTCTTTTGAACAAGTATTTGATGAATTTATGTTAAGATATTTTAAACAATCATTTATTAGATCTTCTGGTTTGTATGATTATATTAGTAAGCCTACTCTGTTCAAAAAGAACATTAGTGCAGGGGCAAAAATTGGTAGATCAAAAGGAATTAATACTGGTTTTGCTTGGATAGCAAATGCAAGAATTGGAGTAGAATAATACTATGAGTTATACACCAAATATTAAACATACAGCCTTTGCTCCTACCTTTATTAATAATTATGTTAATGAGCAGTTAGCCTTGTTTGGTTTAATTTCAGAAGGACCTACAACACCAAATCAGGCTGGCTTTAATCCTATGATTCCAGCGCAGTATCCAACAAGCATAGAAGACTTATACAACGATACTGTTTCCATTCAACAGGTAGAAGCACCCATCTTAATAGTCTATGATAGGATGATGAGGTTTAGACCTACCCCATTTTATCGTCATAAAAGAGAGCAATTAATTTATTTTGTTTATTCCTCTGACGTTACTAAATTAATTAATACAATAAGGGTAATTACAGATGCTTTAGATAGGGAAGATGCAGCAGCGGAGGATGTTAACAGATACTCTGCAGAAAATGCTACAGAGGAAAATCCCGCAAAAATTTATTTTCATAATATTAAGGTTTATCAGGTGGACGAAAGCAGGGATGTAGCAGAACTAGCCTCTGCCAGAACTCTTTTCGTAAATAAACTCATTATAGAGTATGATTATCACTCATCAGATGATCCAGCCGATTACATATATACTTAAAAAGGCTGTTATACTATAACTGAGGAAACCCGCCTGTTTATTCAATAAAAGGAAAAAGAGGTGAAACAATATGCCAGCATATACCCGTGGTACGTCTAACAACATTATCGTTGGTGCCGCAGCGTTCTTTCTCTGCGATACTACTTTAAATGCTAACGTATTTTCCACATATGCTTTTGTAAGCACAGAGTCGTACAAGTCTACTCTGTCTGCAAATGCTAACTGGGAAAACGTTGGTTATACAATGAACGGTCTTGAGTTACAGTTCCAACCTGACTTTGGTGAGGTTGCAGTTGATCAAGTTCTTGATGTTGCTAAACTTTACAAACAAGGTATGCAGGTAAACGTTGCTACAGCATTTGCTGAGGCAACTTTAGAGAACCTTCTATATGCTCTTGCATTCCCAGATGATGAACTTTCTGGTACAAAAACAACTTCTGCAGGTCGTCGTTTGAATCTTTCAGCAGGCGAACTTGGAGAGTGTCCAGTAGAGAGAGGTATTGCAGCCGTTGGTCCAGGTACTGGTGACTGCGATGATTCTGGTAACGTAGAGCGTGTCTATGTCGGATACCGTGCGCTTTCGATTGAAAACGTAACAGTAGCAGCAAAGCGTGACGAACCTTCAATGTTTGAAGTTTCATTCCGTTTGCTCCCAGAGGATAACTCTGGCGCATATGGTAAGATCGTAGATCGTACTCATACCGCATCATAATCTTAATTTAAGATTAAAATGGCCCACTCCCTTTATCGGGGGTGGGTCTTTTGCATATGATAGAATAATTAGGATGGCTACAAAAATATACAAAACAGAAATAATACAATTATTTGATGGTACAGAAATAGAGTTAGTTCCATTAAAGATAAAATATCTTAGACAATTTATGGACGCTTTTGAAGCAATCTACTCAACTAAAAACGATGATGAAGCAATTTTAGTTTTAGTAGAGTGTGCAAGAATTTGTATGAAACAGTTTTATCCTAAAATATCTAAAAAGATAGAAGATGTTGAAAATAATATAGATATGCCAATGGCATATAAAATACTAGATATAGCCGCTGGTATAAAAATTAACAAAAAATCTGAGCAGCCTGTAAAAGATCAAGCAACAGAAAGTGGTTCTACATGGGAATCTTTAGACTTAGCCAAACTAGAATCTGAGGCATTTTTGCTGGGTATATGGAAAGATTATCAAGAACTAGAAGAATCTATGTCTATAACAGAACTTATTGCTACTATCCACAGTAAAAGGGAACTTGATTATGAGGAAAAAAAGTTTTTGGCAGCAATACAAGGA